TGGGTAAATGCGGACAGTGTCCATCGGGGAAAACTCGACCTTGCACCAATGGTCAGGTGAAATGAAAACCCCGTTCACCTCGATGCTGATGGGCGGTGCCGAGCGCGGCGCATACCCTGGCACGTTGCGCTGCAGCCACCCCTCGATCGTCATCACCTTGTCGGTTCTATGGCGCTCCAGGGGAGAGCCCTCAAGCTTGCTCGGATAGAATTCGATCACGGTGATAACTCACTTTCAGGTACTGGTCTTGAAATCGCCGAAGCGGCTTGATCGTCGCCCCGCTGGGCTTCATCTCCAGGCCATGAAGCCGCCCTTCAGCCTCAACGATCAGTGCAACGTGGATGCAGATATCCCCCCGCCAGACGCACGCAATCGCGCCAACCTCCGGCTCGCAGCGCTCCATGCCAGCGGCTTCGTGGTTGACCGCTCGGGTGAACTCCATCGGCATGGTGTTCCGGACATAACCCCAGCTCGGCAGCAGCCTCAGGCCGTACACCTCATGACGCACTGCCCTGGCCATCCCCCAGCAATCGAAGCGCGCAGGGCCGCGCCCGCCATCCTCGTAGGTGGCGGCCAAGTAGCTGTCAAACATCACACGTACCTAAGGCAGGGGGCGAAACTCAAGGTGTACTTGCGCCTTGGCCAGGCCAAATTGATGTAGTCGGAGTAGCCAGCCTGCAGTTGCACGCTGGCCCCTTCCATGAATCCGCTGAGCACCGTCATTCGGTACGGCTTCTCTGCAGGTGCGGACAGGTCGGATGACAGGAAGATCCGGAACACCAGAGTGATCTTCTGCCGGGCCTCCAGCGCTTGGTCGATCAGTTGCTGAGCTACGCCGGTGACGTTGTCGATGGCAAAGGTCAGCGTCTGGCTACCACTGTCGTCGCGTTTGGGTAGCGCTGCATCGAAGGCCGAAGCGGTGAACTTCACCTTGGCCCCCGTCTCGAGTGTGGCCAACACATCGTCGAAGCCAGCACAGAGGTAGATCGGCGCCGGCCAGGCTGGACAACGAAGCTCTAGGGTCGGAATGATCCACGCCTTGCCGCCAGAGGCGTACAGCGTTGCAATCGCGGTCATCGCCCCACCCTTTTTGCCCCATAGGTTTGCTCATAGGCCTTGGCCAGCACGCCGCCTTGCCGGATGTTTGCCACGCAGATATCAAGGATCTGACGACCATCCGGGCCCGTTGACATCTGAACTTGCCCTGCGCGACTGGCATCCTCATACAGGTTGACCTGGGGCGCAGGCTGAGCCGGCGCCGGCCCGCCCGAGACCACTGAATCAGCAGTGGGCGTCGAAGAACTGCCTGGGCCACCAACGAAGGCGGCACGACCGTCGCTGATGGCTTCCAGCGTGCCCACGCCAATACGCGCAGTAGCCTCGGCATCGAACACGTACTCACCACGGTGCACCGGGCCGGCGACCTCATCCTTGCGGCCGTGTCCCGTGTAGCCGCCATCCATGAAGCCCACACCCGACATCGCGGTCATGCCCACGGCCGAAGCCAGCGGGTTGGCGATAGTGAGCGCTGTGGCCATTGCACCTGGTGCCAGAGCCGGGCCAACGATTGGAATTGCCGCAGTCGAGGCAAATGCAGCGAGGCCGGCCTGCAGCGCTGTCGCCTGGGCATTCGCCGCCATCATTCCCGCAGCGCTCGCCTGGGTGGTCTTGCCGACGAGCAGCTGAACCCCCTGGTAAATGAGCCACTGCGCGGCCATGTCTGCCAGCGCGTTGAGCACCGACTCAGCAAAGCCACCGATCATGTTGCCCAGAGCATCAGCAGCACTTTCAGTCTCAGTGGCAACATCGGTCATGAAGGTGCTCAGTTCGCTTCGGGCACTTCCCAAGATGTTGGTGGTGGCATCGGCCGCTTGGGCGGAGTAGTTCTGCGCATCGTCAGCGAAGTTTGCCCAAGCCTCATGGACCCCGTTCATCCAGTTGGACTGCTGCTCATCTACCGCCGAGTAGAAGTCCTGCTGCGCCTGGAGCCGCTTGCCGAGCTCTTCCTGAAGGACCAGTGTTTCGCTGGCATACAGCTCAGGGGCAAGCTGCCCGGTGTTTCGCTGCTCATTCAGGGTCTGGAGGTCTTCCACGTACTTCTGGCGCAGCGCCAGGTCGGCGCGCATACGATCACGGGCCTTGTCGCCCATGCCAATGCCGGCCAGTTCCTGCGCATATCCGTTCGCAGCCGTCTGGGTCCCGGCCCGCTGGGCCGCCCTGAAGGCGCTGAGTTTCAAGTCGTCCTCGTTGGCCTTCTTGATTTTGTTCAGTGCATCCAGTTCAGCAGCCAGCTCAAGTAGCCGCTTCTGCTGGACTTTCGACAGATTGCCGAGCTTGCCCTCCTGCAATTCGAAGGACAGCTTGGCGACCTCGGTTGCGTCCTTCTGCTTGTCGCCCGTGGTGTTGATCAGCTCGATCTGGCGCTTGTAGCCTTCCTCAGCTGTCTCGAAGTCTTTCAGCTGCTTTTTGGCAGCCTCTTCTGACTTGGACTCGCCTTCTCGCTTGGCCTTGTTGGCCTTGTCGTTGGCCTTCTTCTGCGCCTCGATGGCGTTGGCTGCCGACAGGATCGCCTGCCTATCTGTCTCGGTGAGGTCCGCATTCTCTGCGATGTAGCGGTTTGCGATCTTGATCGCGTCGTTGTTGTCTTGCAGGCCGCCGAGCTGTTTCTGCAGGGTTTCCAGGTAGGTCTGACCAGCGCTGCTCATGCCGGCCTTCGCGGCATTGTTCGCTTCGGTCGCTACCGTGTTTTCCTTGGTAACCCCGGTGAGGACGCGCAAGGTCTCGGCAATCAGCCCTGAACGCTGGTCAGCATCGCTGACGGCGCCGGCCTGCGTGATCCAGCCCTGAACGGTAGCAGCCGGCAGCTGCAGGCGGGCTCCTACTTCCTTGAGGATGGGCGCAAGGTCGGCACCTGAAGATCGAGCCTCATTAAGTCGGTCGATGACGCCCTGATATTCAGCCAGCTGCCTGTTGTACTGACCACCCGAGTCGCGTGCAGGAGCTGTCACTGTCGCAGAGCGGATGGCCTGGGCAAGTTCGCCATAGGCGTCCTTGATTTCATCCGTGGCCTTGATCTGCTCCTGCTGCCACTTGACCAAGGCTGCTTCGCGCTGGTCCTGGTTCAGCTTCTGGAATTCCTCTCGAAGCTGCGAGACAGGTTTGTGCAAATCCTCAAGACTGGCACCGACCTGGTCAGCATTGTCGCGAAGCAGGAGGAAACTTGCCGCCGCAGTGCCCGCCAGCATGGCTAGACCCATTGGCCCGCCAAGGACCGCCATCAGCCCGCCCCTTATGGTCGTGCTCGCCAAATTCGCCTGCGCGATTGCAAGGGCTTCAGTTGACGACTTGAGCGCGGCCTGCTTGGGGATTAGCTGGGTCTGAACCAGAGAAAGTCTTTGCAAGCCAGTAGCTGCAGCAACTGAGGCTTCAGCTTGTAACACTTGTGCTTGCGCGTAGATCCGCTGAGCTTCTGCAGCTCTGATAGCGGATTCAGCGCTTTGTATTTGGGCGGCGCGCTGGGCAAGTGTTGCTTTCACTGCCAAGTAGGTTTTGGCGGCGTAGTTAGTGAGAGCGGCTACACCGGCACCGCCAATTGCGACAGCTACCAGATCAACGTTCTCACCGAGAGTAATGAGTACTTTGGATAGGCCGCCAACAGCGCCGGTCTGCTCCTCCATCTTCCCTAAGAAGCTGCCAATAGCGTTGCTGATGTTCATCAGGGCGTCTTGAACGCTGGTGGACATTTCGGCCGCAGCTTTGCGGTTGACCTCGACATTGCGCAGCAAACCGGTATTGATGTAATCGAGCGACAGTTTGCCTTCGACACCGAGCTTTCGGATCTCCTCGGCGCTCTTTCCGGTGGCGGTGGCAATCGCAGTGACGATGGTCGGCATGGCGTCCTGAATGGACACCCAGCCATCCGCCTCGACTTTGCCGGTCTGCAGCGCCTTCGAATACGCATCCAGCGCCGAACCGGCTTTATCAGCAGCTGCTGCATTGGTCACCAGCAGAAAGCTGAAGCTGTCGGTAATATCCAAAGTTTCCTGGGTGTTGAAGCCCAAGCTACGCATAACTTCCGCAGTGCGGACATAAAGCTCTTGTGCTTCTGCCAGAGGCCGGTAAGTTTCCTGCGCAGTTTGCAGCAAGTGATCTTGAACCAGCTGATACTCGCTTGCGCTACCAGCTGCAGCCTTCATCCTGTCAGACATCTGCCCATAGGCGTCGACTTGCTGGATGATTCCGCCGATCAGACCGGCTCCGGCCACCGCCGCAAACGCGCCACGAATGAGAGTGCCGGCCTGCTGCGCCGCTGCGCCGGCCTGATCAAAAGCTGAGTCAACCTTCGCCAGACTCTGGTCAATCGCCTGGGATGACCGCGCGACCAGCTGATCCGCGCTGGCCAGCTCCCGACGCAGCTGAGCAGTGGTCGCCTCAATCTGGACCAGCATGCCCTGGACTTGTTGGTCGGCCATATGCGATCCCAAAAAAGGCCCGCACAAGGCGAGCCTAAACTGTAAAAAAGAGAGTTAGATATTTTTGCTAGAACATACTTGACCAGCAGCTTCGTCAATACTCAGTACAAAAAACTTCCCGGTGGAAAGTTTCATTGCAATGAAAGGTTCGAACCCCGAGTACGCCCCGTATGAGTTCTTAGCATTAACAAGACCGCAAGCTGTCCCATCCTTGGCAATTCGAACATCTTTGAACTTCGCACTTTCTACATCTTTCAGTTTATCTTCCATGGCGCTTTTCAGCGCAGTCAGATCTGCCTTGGAAGCTGCTGCTCCAGCAGCAAATGCCCCTGAATAGACAAGCAGTGAAAGGGCAGCAGCAAGGGTAATCTTCTGAATCATGAAGGGCTCCGTTTGTTGAACCGGAAACCATACCAAGATTCTGGCCTCGCTGGCCCTTATGCGTTCCTTCCTGTGAAGGCTTGACGAAGCTTCTCGGCCACTGTTGACGCGCTGGGCTTCTGTTTGCGGCCTTGGGCTTTCCCTTTGCCGAAGGGGTTGGTCATCTGCGACCACTCGAGCCTGGCATCCAATGCCATGAACAACTCGGGTAGCGGCGTTCGCCAAGCCACATCGGGCTGCCAGCCAAGCCAGCCAGTTGCGATCGAATAGAGCCGGTCGACGTAACTTCCGTCTTCGATAACGCTTACGCCGTCCCGGCTTGTTCGTTTCCCGCGTCTTTGCCGCGCGGGTTGTACAGCGCGACAAGGTAGCCGTTCAGCTGCGTCGACACATCGAGAACGCCGTGTTGCCAAACTTGCTCTGGCACTGCCTTGGCAGCCTTCTCGTCGAGGCCGGCACCGGCCACAAGGATGGCGGCGCAACCGTCGACGCTGAGCGAGTTGATCGCCTGGGAAGCCCCGCGCAGGCCGCCAAAGCGGCTCTCGATTGCCCGCACAGCCTTCAGGGTTGGGGTAAGGGTGAACTCTTCATCACCCAGTTTGACGGTAACGGTGCCATGCAGCGTGTTGTTCATGGATCAGGTCCTGTGAGGCCGGGGCCGAAGCCCCGGATGCTTATGGGGTGACAGGGGCCGGCAGCAGCTCGAGGATTTCCGAGTTGATTCCAAAGGTGATGTTGCGGCGCACCACGTTGTCAGCAGCGCCGGCTGCAACGGTGTTGTTCATCACCTTCGCGCGGTAGTAGAACGTGGTCGGGCTGACTGCTGGGGAAGCATCAGGGTCGCCGTCGTTGAGGGTGACCTTGATGTTGTAATCGCCCTTGCTGCGATCCTTGTGTGCGGTCTTGACGGCGTTCTGGCCAGCATCACCGTTATCCAGGCCCACGATCATGGTCATGTCGCCGGCGTCAGCCGTGCCCTTGTACTTGCGCACACGGCCGTCCTCGAGCGACGTGAAGGTCACGCTGCTGAAGGTGTCGCCGAACTCGCCGAGGTCTTCGATTTCACCAACACGCACATAGGTGTCGGCCTCGAACTCGGTTTTTGTGGTTGCCCCGGTCTTGCCGCCGATGAACAAGCGGCAGCCAGCGGCTGTATTGAGGTTGTCTTCTGCGGGCATGGGTAATCCTCCAAAGCCACGTTGGATAGAAGCCGCAGCGCGGCCAGTGGGTGATTCAGTGGGTGGTGATTACACGGACGGTAATCGAGCCCTGGTAGGTGATGCCGTCGGCGTCGCGCTGGGCGTCGGCCTGCTCAACCCGAACGGACACAGCACGGCCCACCTCGAGCGGCAGACGTCGCTCGTCGAGCGCGGCAATGACCTCGCCGTTGATGCGCTTGACCTCGGCCTGGCCAACCGCATCGGACCAGACCGACAGGTACAGCAGGCGAGTTTCGCGCTTGCGGCCAGAGATCGGGCTGCTGTTGACCGATACCTCCCGGTCGATGGACACATACGGCATATCCGCATTCAACGGCGCACCGTCGTAGATCGGGCAACTCACCTCAGCTTGAAGCCTGGCGAAGATGGCCTCCTGCAGGGCTAGCGATGGATCAGCCATTGCCTACCCCCTGGCTTGCCTTGCGGAGCGTGCGGCGCACTGCCACTTCGATATCGGCCATCACGTACTCGCGGTTCACGTCCATCGAGGGGCGCAGCCACGGGTGCGCTGGCCTAGCCGGAATATCCGGGTACTTACCGAAGAAGTGCTGACCATCGGACTTGTTCTTGACCGCGCGCTGCCGTATGGCGTTGCGGCGCCCCCTGAGCTGCATCGTGTCGCGGTTCTTGGTATGCACACCGCCTACAGCATTGCGGTCGGCCCTCTGGTAGATCTTGCCCGAATAGCCCTTGGTCCCGTACTCGATGAAGCGCAAGTAGAAGAAGCGTCGGTTATCGCGCTTACCGCGAATGCCGATCTGCGCATCCAAGCCGCTAGGAGCGACATAGATTTTCAGCGCGGCGGCGGCGGCTCCTGTGTCCTTCGGCATCAACTGCTGCTGCGTGGCCAGGACACGCTCAGCCGCGTTGCGCATGGCCGGCGTCAGCTCGTTGTCCATGGTCTTGTGGATGTTGCGCAGCGTTCGCCGAAGGCGGATATCACCGCGCATCTTCGAGCGGCGGGCCATAAGCTACTCCTTGGCTTGGGCGGGCTTCGCGGGCTTTTCGGTTGCGGCCGGCTGATCTTTGATTTCCACCGCGTAGCCACGGGCGATCAGGCCTTCGCCATATTCCTTCTTCACGTCAAAGATTTCGCCCTTCTCGCGCTCGCCAGACGCACCGGTCAGCGGGCCCAAAGCTTGGATTTTCATGATTGACCTCATGGGTTGGGTACCGATGAGCACAGTAGCCGCATCAGTGTGTTCTCATTGTCAGGCAATACAGCCTCGACCCTGTAAGTGACCCCGCGCCGGGTGACTCGCCAGCCGGCAGCAATGTCGGCGCGCGGCCTGGCAATGATCTCGGCAGATACGACGGCCTCAAGCTTTTCAGCAATAGGCGCTACCCGACCACTGGGCGTCCTTATTTCTCCCCACATTTCGGGGCGAGCTGCGGGCAGCCAGGTCACCGTGGCGCCCCCGGACTTATTGCGCTCCTCGTGCGGGAACGTCACCTGAAAACGGTGACGTAGCGGACCGGCTCTCATACGCCCCACCCAATACGGTGAGGGGTCAGGAGCGCCACCGAGCCTTTCGGCAACTCGGTGCAAATGGTCCCGATCACAACGTCCTCACGGTTCGCGTAAAGGTGGCCGAGGATCAGCAAACAGGCAGCGTTGATCTGCTTGTTGCTGACCATGGGAGAGTCGCCAGCCTCGCCGGAAGCGATTGCCTCATCCAGCGCCTGCTGATCGGCATAAAAGCGGCGGTTCAGATAGTCCATCGCCTGCCCTTCCGCCGCCTCGATCAGGAGCTCCAGGTATTCGTCAGCATCGTCAGGGTCCCGGAGATGATGCCGAGCGATGGACATGCTGATAACCGACATCATCTACTCCTTCAGCGGCTCAAGTGATGCCAGTTTCCGCTGCATCAGCTCCTCAGCGTGGCGGCGGGCTACCGTGTACGCTGGACCGCCGCGACGGCGAAGCTCGCCTTCATCCATGTACGACCGCAGCGGATAAATCTGAAGAGTCGCTGGATTGAGGTTTGCCGCAACCTGATCGCCTTCGGCCAACGGATCAGCATCGAGGCCGCTATCAGTTAAGTCTGAAGCTACTTGGCTCGCGCCTTCGGATGCCGCGGCGTCACTAACTGAGACATCAGCACCGGCACCCTGGCCGGGCTCAATTACATCCACTCCAGAGCCCGCGGTTGCTTGTCCTTCTCGTGTCACTTGGCCTGAGCCTTCCGCTGGACCTAAAGCAGCTGCGGGAGCCCCCGCCTCACCTTGTTCTGGCGCGCGTGCAGCATTAGGTGATGGAGAAGAGCCAGAGCCTTCAGTCTGGCCGGCGCTGGATTCAGTGGTCACGGCAGGGTCTTTCGCCTCAACCGGGGTAGCGGGTGTTTCCTGTTTACGTGCCATCGGAGTACTCCAATAGGGCGCCATTGCTGACGCCACTTTACGGAAGAGTTAAGGCGTGCCGATCAGCTGGCCGGTCACGAAGGCCTCTTCGCGGTAAATGGCGAAGGCCAGACGCTCTTCTGCACGGATCGTCGCCATGTTCTTCTCGAAGTCGTCGCTGTTCTCGGTCGAGATCAGCACTTCGATTTCCATCCGGTCGAAGATCTGCGCGCCGAGCTTGAATGCGCCGACGAGGAAATCGTCTTGGGTCATGGCCTGGGTAGAAACCACAGGGCGATTCCAGAGCTTCGCGTTGGTGCCTTCCTGAGGCTGGCCGATGATGTAGCGGCCTTCCCCGTCCTTGGTCAGCTCAATGGCCGCCCAGTCGATGGGGTTGAGTACGATGCCGTCGGATGGGAACTCGGCCAGTTCGGCCTGCAGCAGCGCCAGGCGCAGACGGTCAATGCGCTGCTCGCCCACTACGGCTACGCCAGCCGGGGCGGCGTAGAGTTGCGCAACGGTCATGAGGCCTTGCAGGTTCACGCCGGTGCCGTTGCCATAAAGCAGCTGAGCTTCTTCTGCCATGTTAAGGCCATAGCGTGCCCGACCGTCGATATAGCTCTGCAGGGCTTTGGCATCGTCCAGCATCTGCCGGCTGGCTTTGAACAAATGGGCGATGGTCCGCACATTCGCAGTGGCCAGGCCAAAGGTCAGGTCGGAGTAAGGCTTGGCGGTGGTCTCCGCCACAGTACGGGCGTTGTTGGTGAAGCCGGTTTCACGGACGTACTCGACGGAGTTCGATTCGGTGGTGCCCGGCGCGACCAGGTCGCGGACGGTCAGTCGGCGTTGCGGCGGAGCAATGATCCCCGGCAAGCGCTGAGTCTGAACCAGGTCACCGCCGGTTGCGGTGGTGATCGCCGCGCGCGGCACCGAGACACGACGAGAGCCGCGGAAGGACGAATTCATGTCCTTCATTTCTTCGCTTTCGATCACGAGCGCGCCAACCGACTTCTGGGGCTCTTCCTGATGGTTGCGATCGCGGCTGGCGTTCACGAGCTTCTGCTCGGCCTCGCCCAAGCGTGCCTGAAGCTCGCCCTGCTTGGTCAGCAGTTCATCGACCTTGGCGCGGGTTTCACCCTGCATTTCACCCGTTCGCTGAATTTCTTTATCTGTTTTTTCTGCGTAGGCCTTGACTTGGTCCCCGACAGTTTTCAGGTCCGCCTGAATTTGCCGCTGGCTGGCTTCGACTTGCGAAAGATCGATTGGCATAGATGAATCTCCAAAATGGAAAACCGCCTAAAGGCGGCCATTAAAGTGTGGTGACGCTCATCGGTCCTTGAGGATTCCCGTCAGGGCCTGCGACTGGCTCGTCGAGGCCGAGAACAAGGAGTAATCCAACTCGACAGCGCCTGGCTTGTCGGTCGGGGCAGCGTTATGCGTGCCCCCGCCGGCAGCGCGAGGCATGCCGGACTTAAAACTTGCGAACAGTTCGCGCCGCTCGGAGCGAGGCATGCCGGCCTTGGCCAGAGCCACGTCCATGGCCTTGAGCGCATTGGTTTGCGTCGACTCTTCGGTCTCGCGCTCGGTAATCTCGGTTGACGAAAGGACGCTGGTTGCAAGGCCAAGCTCCAAGGCGCGCTTGCCGCGGATGAAGGTCTCGTCATCCATCAGTTCGGCCATGTCCGCAACGGCCTGTCCGCTGGTATCGGCGTAGAGGTCAGCCATCGCGGCGTCAAACTCCTCCATATCGGCGGCGACATCACGCAGGTAGTGGCGGTTACCGGCGAGGAACGTCCAGCAGTTGTGAATCATCAGGAAGGCGCTGCTGGCCACCTGCCGATCACTGCCGGCTAGGTAGATGATCGATGCCGCGCTCGCTGCCATGCCCAAAACCTTGGTGGTGACCTTGTGGCTGTGTTCCTTCAGGCGGTTGTAGATGGCGATGCCTTCAAACATGTCGCCGCCCGGCGAGTTGATGTAGACGGTTACGTCTCGCTCGCCGATGGCACGCAATGCCGCATCGATTCGCTTCAGCGTTACGCCCTCCCCGTACCAGTCTTCGCCAATCACGCCGTACACCGTGATGGTGTCAGAGGTGTTCTCAACAGCCGCCTGGATCGCGGGATTCCATTTATCGAGCGCGCGCGGGCTCATCTCGCTGCGCAGGCCGCGAGACTGGATCTTGTGTTTCATGGATTACTCCCGTGATTTGCTTTCCGGCTCTTGCAGCCAGTTCATCAGTGCGGCCCGAGCGGCCTGCCCATCGTTTTGCTTGCCCAATTGGTCCAGCGGCACCAGGTTCGACTGCACGGTCAGTACATCGCCACCAGGCATGCTTGGAAGGTTCTCTTTCCGCCGCCCCTCGTTTCGAGTCAGGTAGCCGTTCTGCCCCATCGTGCTGAGATAGGCCGCACGGCCTGCGCTATCCGCACGCAGGAATGCTTCAAGTGAGTACT